GCAGGCGCCCGCGAGCACGTGCGGGGGAGGGGGAGGGAGGACCCGCCGCCCGCCTATAAGAAATATAACACAAACCCAAAGCCGAGTAAAGAGTATGCTTTTAAAATTAGGAGTATTTTTAGTAGCAGTAGGACTGGTAAAGCTGCTGGTTGCTTTCATTTTGAGGGCAAGAGAAAAGAGAGGTAAGGCATGAATTTAGGCGAAAACATTAAAAAAGCACGAAAAGCGGCAGGCGTGACGCAAAAGGAACTTGCAGAGCGCCTGCAAGTATACCAGAAAGATATAAGCCGCTGGGAAAACAACGAGCTTACGCCAAACGCAATAACACTTGCGAAAATTTGCAGAGAGCTTAACGCCTCTGCTGATGAAATTTTAGAATTGAAGTAGAAATGAAAGCGAGGGCTTACTATGACAAAGAAAAAGGTAATTTTATTGGTAGTGGCTGCATTATTTGCAGTAAGCGGTTTAACGGCGCTGCCGTCTGGAAATATAACAGGTGGGGTGGGTTGTATTGTGATTGCGGCAGTATGCGCCTATTTTGGACTGAAAAAGAAAAGCGCAGGAAAAGAGAACGGAAACAGAACACCAGCGCCTGCTGCCGCATCTGGTAGCAGGGTTTTAGATACAATCAGAACGAAAGTAGTAGGCGTGACGTTCAATAATGAGGACGGAGAAAACAGGCAGGATATTTTAAGCAAAATGTCCGGTAGTGAAGATATTACAGTAGAAAAGTACACATACAACGGAGAGTCTGCCGCATACGTAAAGTGTGGCGATAAGGTAATAGGCAATCTATCGGCAGAACTGGCGGGGGACTTAGCGAGAAAGTACCCGAAAGCCCGCTACACCGCAGAAATACTGGAAATTTCTGGGGGGGGGTACAGACGTTCGGGTGCAATATAGAGCTTGACGTAATCGAGGACGCAACGCCCAGCGTAAGCCAGCATACGGGAGAAACTACAGTATATGTAGACCGTAGCAACAAAAAATACCATAGTAAGCCTAACTGTTCGGGAATGAAAAACCCAAAGAGCATACCGCTAAGCCAAGCAAAGAAGAAATACACCGCTTGTAAAAAGTGTTGTAAATAGGTAAAGGCATAAGCCGCAGACTTGTAAAAGAGTTTGCGGCTTTTCGTCGTATATGGGGAAAGAACAGGAACGAAAGAGAGGTAGCAGAAATGGCGAATAAGAAAGGCAGCCGACAGCTGACATGGACAGACCGTATAAGTATTGAGGCATTGAAAAAAGCAGGGCATAGCGTGATAGAGATAGCAGAACAGCTGGGCGTACACCGCAGCACTATATACAATGAGCTTAAGCGAGGGGAATATATGCACAGAAATAGCGACTATACAGAAACATTAAGTTATAGCCCAAACAAGGCACAAATGAAAGCAGAGGAAAATTTAAAGGCAAGGGGTACACAACTTAAAATAGGAAACGATATTGCATACGCAAATTATATAGAGGATAAAATAGTAAATGAAGATTACAGCCCAGCTGCGGTACTGGGAGAATTGAAAGCACAGGGGAAAGAGGGGGGCTTTTCCGTAACAGTATGCGTAACGACCTTATACAGCTACATTGATAAGGGTATTTTCCTTAAGTTGTCTAATAAAAATTTGCCAGTAAAGAAGAATAAGAAGAGAAATTATAAGAAAGTACAGAGGCAACAGAAAAGGGCGGCAGCAGGAGAGAGTATAGACAAACGCCCGAAAGAGATAGATACACGGGAAGAGTTCGGCAACTGGGAAATGGACAGCGTTTTAGGTAAGCGGGGAAAGTCAAAAAATACGTTGCTGGTACTGACAGAGCGGAAAACCAGAAACGAGATTATATTTAAACTGCCAGACCATACAGACGAGGCAGTAGTAGCGGCACTGGATAGATTAGAAAGAAAATGGGGCGCTGATATGTTTAAGCGGGTATTTAAGACAATCACAGTAGACAACGGCAGCGAGTTTGCAGATGCAGAGGGCTTACAGCGTTCTATTATCAACGAGGGAGAAAAGCGGACAAAGGTATATTACTGCCACCCGTACAGCAGTTGGGAGCGTGGCACAAATGAGGTAACAAATAAGATGATACGCCGGAAGATACCGAAAGGCACAAATTTTGACGACAGGACAGAGGAAGAGGTAGAGAGTATAGAGAACTGGATAAACGGATACCCACGCAAAATACATGGCTATCATTCAGCAGGGGAACTATTCGAGGAAGAGGTAAAGCAGCTTGCATAAGAACGGAAATATGGAGCGTGAGAGGCTGGCAGCAGTGGCAGCCTTACTATTGCGCTGCCTAAAAGTGAAAATATACAATAAAACAGGCTACGTATTGTGCAAAACGGCAAAACGATAAAAATATGAAAAAATGTCGAATTTAATGTTGACATTTTTAAAGATAAGTTTTAGAATGAAAATCGACAAGAGGCTATAAAGCCTCTGCCGATTTTCTTTTTTATAGGAAACAGCAGAAAAGAAGAGCGTGCAGAGCGTAAAAACTCTGACACGCTTATTTTTTTACCATAAAAGCAAATGAGGACGGAAAGGAGCATAGAACATGGCGAAACGAAAGTACAAGCGTCTGCATTACGAGGACAGGCAGACCATAGAGGCTATGAGTAAGCAGGGCAGCAGTGTAAGCGATATTGCAGAGGCACTGGGAACACATAGGGACACAATTTATAGGGAGTTCAAACGCTGCAACGCCACACTGAAAACCTACACAGCAGCAGCGGGGCAGCAGGCATTATAAGGAAAGGAGTAAAACATGGGTATAACAGTTTTGAGTTTGTTTGATGGGATAAGCTGTGGAATGGTAGCACTTGAAAGAGCAGGAATAGAGGTAGATAAATACATAGCTTACGAAATAGAACATAATGCAATAGAAATCAGTAAAAAGAATTATCCAGAAATCGTACGAGGGGGGGCGTAACAAAGGAAGATTTTACAAAGTACAAAGGAAAAATAGACATTTTAATTGGTGGCAGCCCATGCCAGAACCTTTGCAGTTGCGGAAATAGAAAAGGGTTAGAGGGAGAAGAAAGTAGACTGTTTTTTGATTATGTAAGGGCTTTGTACGAAACAGAGGCAAAATGGTTTTTATTGGAAAATAACGCAACCATGACAAAAGAAAACCAAGACATAATTACAGGCATTATGGGTGTAGAGTCTATTTATATAAATTCCAATCTATTAACGGCACAGGAAAGAAAAAGACTGTACTGGACAAACATACCAGACATTAAGCAGCCAGAAGATAAGGGAATTTTTCTTAGAGATATAGTACAGCCAAGAGAAGAGAAAAAAGAGTACGAGTGCTATAAGCGGATGATGGCAAAGGAAGAGGGAACATTAGCACATAAAAAAGCATGGTCGCAAGTTAAAACATTAGACCAAAAAAGTAGAGCTTTAACAACTGCACAGAATATAAGCAATTCGGGTGCGACAAATATAAAGTATTCAGATACAGAGTATTACATACTGACGCCTTTAGAGTGTGAGCGTTTGCAGACACTGCCAGACAATTACACAGAGGGGGTAAGTAATACACAAAGATATAAAGCTATTGGAAATGGCTGGACGGTGGACGTAATAGCACACATTTTCAAATATCTTAAGAAAGCAATAGAGAAAAATATAGAGCCAGTCAAATTAAAAGACCATGAACGCCCACAGCAATCATACAGAAGAATGGTAAATACGGAAGAGAAAAAACAGAGGAAAAAACAATAAATGCAAACGAGGTAATAGAAATGCAGGAAAAGGAGAAATACGAAAAGAAGATAGCAGAATTAGAGAGGGAGCTAAAGGAAAAAGACAAGGAAATAAGCAAAATTAGGGGAGAAATGCAGACCTTAAAAGACAGGGTATTTAACATTTTATTAGAAAAGGCGTGCGGTTGATAAAACCGTACCATGAGTGCCGTTAGTTCAGTGGTTAGAGCAGCCGCCTCATAAGCGGCAAGTCGTGGGTTCAAGTCCCACACGGCACATTGCGTAGCAGGCATGGCGAGCCTGCGGCAGAGGGCAGCAGGCTAATAGCTGCAATCTGTATACCGTGGAAAAATAGCGGCGGTCATACCAGCCAGAAAGTATGTGGACAGTCAACAGGTTTTCAGTTGCTTTTTAATGCGAAAAGCAGCCCGCACGGTAAAACCAAACGCCAGAACAGGAGGGCGGCACACATGGAAAGACAGAGAGCGCCGCCGAAAGGAAGAGAGGCAGAGAATGGCAGCAGAGGCATTGATAGTAGAGGATGCATACCAGAGAGGCTATGCAGATGCCATAGCAGATATGCGTAAGAAAAAAGAGCAGAGGCGGCAGCGGGAGAAGGCAAAGAAAGCCCGCCGCTGGTATTTCATTAAGCAGAAAGCCTACGGGCTTGCAATGCTGGCAGTTACCGTGCTGACAGTATGGGCGACAGAGGGCGACATAACAATAGCGGTTATTACCGTACCAATGGGGCTTATGTGTCTTTTCAGTAAAAAAATGCTGATAGTAGACAACTACTATTTTGAGGCAGAAAAGGGGCAGACATGGGAATAACAAGGACGGTAACAACGCAGGTGCATTGCGACGTATGCGGCAAGTGGGTAATAGGCTGGGAAAGCGAGGAAACAGGAACAAGCAGAGAGTGGGCTAAGTATTATGCAAGGCTGAAAGGCTGCACAGCTGGACAAAAGATTATATGTAAAGAGTGCCGCATAAAGCAGCGTATTAAAAAATGCAGTTTGCAGAAAAAATGGGGCACAGCCGGAATGGACGGCGGCGCTTGTCTGGGATTTTCACACGACGGGGACGACGAGCCTATAGAACGCTGTAAGCGTTGCATAGCCTGCACAAGTTTTGACTGGGACGAGGAAAAAGAAAGGCTGAAACTATGAGGAAACGAAAACGACAGATAGTTAAGATACTGATACAGTGCGCAGCAATTATGGCAGCAGGCGTGCTGGCAATCATTTTGCTTATGCTGGCTATCTGGTACAGAGGAAAGAACAGAGAGTCAGTGACAGACGAACAGGTAGCAGCGCAGATGCAGCAGGCAGAGCCACTGGTTATTGAAACGCCAGAGGCAGCAACAGAGGGCAGTATAAGAGTATACGACTATGACGGCTGCTGTATTTATTCCTACTGCGGCAAAATTCGGATAAACAGCGACGGTAAGGACGGCAAGGAAATTGACGTAGAGGCATTAGGCTATTTAGAGGGATACCAAGAGCATAAGGACGAAAGCGTTCAAACCGTTTGCAGACCATGAGATAAGCGAGGAATACCGAAAATACAGCGAGCATGAGGTAAAGAAGTTTAGGGCAGTGCCGGAGATAACGCACAGACGCTGGGAAGAGCTGGGGCTTATGAAACCATTAGAGCCAGAGCAGACAGCACAGTATAAGTTTAGTGATTTGCAGATGTCGCTTTACTACACCATTTACATATAAGAAAGGAAAGGGCAGGAAGTATGACAAAGAAAAAGCCGGATTTTTTACGGGATTTAGATACTGCAATCATGGACGAGCTTACAGGTGGCGGTATCAAGGGAAATGCAGCGGGACTGGTAGGGACGCTTACACAGATTAAGGAAATTAAGCAGCTATGCGGGCTGCCGTTTTGTGGCTATATGGCAAAGCTGGAAACAGTAAGACCAAGCGGCGTGCCGGACGAGGTAACGGTAGTATTTGCAGAGGACGTACCATACAAGGCTTGCAACGGCATAGAATTTGACGTTATGCAGGAATTTGTAGAGGGCAGCAGGCTTTTAATGACAGGCAAGGCGCAGACGCTTAAGGACTTCCAGAGCGGTAGACTGCTGGTATATATTCTGGCAGATTTTGTGGCGGTATCAGAAAAGGCAGTAGAGCAGGACGAGGTAGCAGTAAGAGGCATTATAGCGAATAAGCCAACACACAGAGAAACGCCGAGAGGCAAGCACATTACTGATATTACGGTAAAGGTAAAAAATGAGATTACAGGCGGCAGCTGCTTTTTACCGTGCATCTGCTGGCAGGAACAGGCAGACGAGGCGGCGCAGTGGCAGCAGGGCGACACTGTAGAGCTGCTGGGACG